GCAACGCTGGGAGCGGTTAAGCCCCAGGAACGACTAAGCAACGAAATCGTAGCACAAGCCAGGCCATGGAGGAATCATGGTAAGGTGGGGCTTGCTAGGAGGCGACTCCCTGGCACCTTGCTATCTACTTTCTTCTTTTGATGCTTTTTCGACTTTTTCTTTCTTCCATCGCTGCTCTCTCCTTCTTTCCATCTCCAGCTCATGCGCGAAGCTGCGGCTACGCTTCCCATTACGGCATTGGTGATGGCTATCACGGTCAGCGAGCAGCAGATGGGAGCCGTTTCAACGCGCATGGCCTCACCGTTGCTTCTCCGTATCTTCCGTTTGGCACCTGGCTGCGCGTGACGAACCAACGCAATGGCAGGAGCGTCATCGTCAAGGTGACGGATAGGGGGCCCTACTACGGCGATAGGGTGCTCGACCTGAGCTACGGAGCCTTTGCTCGCATCGCCCACCCAGACAATGGAGAAGTGAGGGTGTGCTACTCCAGGGTGTAAGACATCGTTGAGTTACAGAGCGCTCCCTCGGGGGCGCTTTTTTGTGGTATCTTGTTGAAGCCTGTAAAGCAGGCTGTTCTACGACCTCCGAACAATGAACAACGAACCTCAGTGGGCCATTGCGTGTGGTTACAAAAACCATGTTGACGATGGTGGTGATGATTACGAAATTTATGGCGTAAGCCTAGATTGGAAAAGCAATCGTCGTATCTTTTGCAGGCTAAAAGGAGTTATCGCTCACTATCTGCTGCAAATGGACAACGGCCTTAAGCCAGTAATTCCTATTGAGCCAAAATCCGAAAACAAAAATTACTGGCGTGTTGATATTGCTCGTATTGACGACACTCCTCCTTCCGTAAATATGCCTTGTGCGACTAAATCCACAAGGCCAATGCATGCAAATCAGCTTAGTTTTGTTCAACCAGTCACAAACGAAGAACGGAAGAAAAAGCAAAGCTTTCTTTTGGATGAAAGCTATATTTCAGAGGCAATTGCTATTGCCAATAAGCTTGGAATTTCAAAGGCTGAATTTTATAAACAGGCAATACAATCCAGTATTGACTTAGACAGGAAAATGAAGCAGGTCTGTTTCTGATTGTTAAGCTTTGTAACAATATGACGGGAGCGGCTGGCTGGGCTTTTATCATTGCCTAGTCCGCCGCTTTTCCAATGAAAGCTCCTTCTCCTCTCCGCGACAGTCTGTGTTGGGGCGCTCTCGCTGCTTCCTGCTGCATCATTGTTTGGGACATTGCATCGCAACGAAAGCCTCAGGCAAACGTTCCTGCCTACGAGCAATGCGTGAAGTACCACCCTCCAAAATACTGTGGTATCACCTACCTGGCTGATGCCCGATGACGTTGTGACAGTTGCACGACTGTCTACTTTCAGTCGAAACAAGCTCTCTCGGTCTTATTGTTCTTTCAAGGCAGCGATGCCTCCCTTCTCAATTCTCTCCATGGTTCCCACTAAAGCTTTTCCTTCCAAGGGCCATTTCCGCGTCACTAAGAAGAACTCCTCTCTTCTTGGCGTAGAAATTATTGACATTCTGCAAAACGTGGTGCTAGTTCGCACCAATGCAGGCCCTCGTTTTATGAGCCGCAAGTGGTTCGACACTATTGAACTTAACGAACGATTCCAGCGTGCTCAAGAATGCATGGTGCGCCCCATTGATTACCGTTCCTGGCAAGTGGTGCATGAAAACCTGCCGCAAGTAGTATCAATGGCTGCTATTGGCACTAAAGACGAGCATCTTCAATGTTCCTGCGCTGATGCCTATTTTCAGCATGAACGTGGCATTCCCCATAACGAAGTACGCTGCAAGCACATTATTGCCGTGATGAATCAGCAAGCTTTCGTCTCAAACGTGTGATCAGCAAAGATATTAAAGCCATGGCAGAACGCTATGGCTTTTCTCTCGTTCGACAAAAGAAGCATTTCGTCTTCAAGCATCCGTCTGGAGCAGTATTTGTCTGCGGCAAAAGCGCTTCGGACTATCGAGCCATTCGCAATGCCGAGCGAGACATTCGTAAACTCCTAGAGAAGTACCATGGGAAAAAATAAATAATGCTGGAAATTGGCGCTGTTGTTGATTTGCATGATCAAGCCTTTGGCTGGCGTGGTCAATACACCATCATCAAAGACTATGGCGATGGAAAAGTGCAAATTAAAAACAACGGCACCAATTCCAAGCAAGTGGTAAGCACGAAAAAGCTTCGCAGGAGCAGGCTGCCACAATTCTTCATAAAGAGTTTGCAGGGTAAATAAAGCTAATTTCTTACTTAATTTTCACAATCAAAAGCTTATTGTGCCTTCATTCTCAACAGCTTCTTGGACTCAAAAGTGCCAACAAAAACATGCGCCAATTCATGCATTAATAGTAAACAGGCTTAGGTTTGTGATAAAAGAATTAGTCCTCGAAGAACTGGGCCCCTTATATCACGGCATAAGAGAGGAAGCTTTGATGACTGTAATTGGAGAGCTTGAAGAATACCTGGAAAGTCAAGGTGAAAACAAAATGACAAAACGAGTTCGGTCTCAGTTAAATGACTGTATAGCAAAGCTTCAACACAAAATCAACGAAGGACTTGAACTTACTGCTGAAAGCAAGTTTGATCCATTTGCTGGCTGGGATTTATAAAACTAATTACTGCCATTGCATTCATAAGCCATGCCAATGGCAAAGGGGCTTGACCCACCGCCCCTCCATCATCTAACTTTTATCTCAAGCGCAACGAAGCGCTCCTTCCTTCCTCTCCTTCCATGGCTCATCAATTCTCTTCTGGTGCTTTCTTCCACGGCAAGGCTGCCTGGCACGGTCTCGGTCACGTTGTTGAAGGTACGCTCCCCGCTCGCGAAGCTTTCGCTCTTGGCGAAGCCGATTGGGAAGTGATTGCTTCTCCCATCTTCGATCCCACTGGCACTCCCATTAACGGCTACCGAGCCATCACTCGTGGTGACAATGGGAAAGTGCTAAGTGTGCAGAAAGAAAGCTACACCGTTGTTCAAAACGAACAACTTATTAAGCTTGCCGAGGCTCTTCACGAAGATGCAGAAATCAGCGCTGTGTGCGTGCTAGACGAAGGCCGAAAAGTTACCTTCACTGCCAAGATTAATGGCGCTGAAGGAGAAGTGGTCAACGGCGATCCCATTCACCAGTATCTCATTGGTGCCACTAGCCATGATGGCTCCATTGCTTTTCAAACTCTTTTCTCTCCTATTCGCGTGGTGTGCAACAACACTCTCAGCGCTGCTCTTGGCCATGCTGAACGCACTAATGCAACAGCAAAAGGAAAGCGCATCAGCATTCGTCACACCACTAATTGCAACGCCATGATTGACAGGCTTCCCGAGATTATTGACATGAAGCGTCAGCAATTCACTGCTGGCCTCGAAGAGCTTGAAGCAATGGCGAACAAGTCTTGCACCTCCGCTCAGTTTGCTGAATATTGCCGGAATATATTCGCTGATCAACTGACTGGTTCAGTTAACGACAAGCGTGGTGATAAGACCACCGCTCGTCCTAAAACCCTTGCTGATCTTCCTCAATGGGACAGCATTGCCAATAAATTCGCTGGCGAAGGCATTGGCTTCGATATCAAGGGAGTGCAAGGCACCTACTGGGGCGCCTATAACGCCATTACTGAGTGGGTGACACACGAGGCTGGTCGTGGCGATGGCATTGAAGCCGCTCGCAGGCGCCTGGAAAGCCAGTGGTGGGGCAGTGGTGCTGCCACGCTTACCAAGGCTCATGCTCTGGCTTTGGCAGCCTGATTCCTTGGGGGCTGCCAAGCCCCCTTCCCTTAATTCCCCTCCATCGCTTTCCTCCAATGATTCTCATCGCTACTGCACTTCCTGAACTCCCTCCCATTGTTCAGCAACAGCCAGTTAAGTCTCGTCAGCAACAACTCCTGGAACGCATTATGCAACAGGCTCCTGCCGTTGCTTCTGAACGTGCCTTTGGTGATTGCACTTATCAATGGGGACAGTGGAAATTATCTTCTGAAGGTATTCGTACCACTCAACGGTCTTGCAAGGGAGAAACTGCGACTGCTCCTATTTTCATTGCAGTGAGCTGTAGCTTGTTGCAAGTGAATATAAATCAAGAAGGGAAATGGACTGGCTGGCGTAGTCCCGTGGCTAAAGAAGCCAAGCCTGGTGAAGCATTGATGGTGGCCACGCTCTGTGCAAACGCTGCCCAATAAGCAACGCTAATGGCAAAGGGGCTTTACAGCCCCTCCTTGCTGCTGGTAATTTTAATTTCGTTGAGGGCCGCGAGGCCCGCCACCTCCAAGCCATGTCCTCCTCTTATCCCGTTGACTACAGCCAAAGCTCCAATGGAGCTAAGCGCTATGCAGTGAAGGAAATGCTGCATTTCACTAATGGAACCGTCGTAGAGCATCGTTCCTTTGAGCGCACTTGCATTCTTTCCACTAAATATCACGAAGAGCCTATCGTGACCAATTTTGGCTATTGGGTGGTTCCTGCTTCTGCTCATCACACAGCAGGTTGGCAAGACCTTAATCCTTTTATTAAGAACGTCACTTTCGTCTACGAGGCCATTCGTTGATCATGGCTTCTTTTCTCCGCTTAGGCTCCATGCAACGCACCATTAACATTATTGCCATTAGCAATAAGGGTAAAAGCCGAATTGGCAAGGCTCTTACTACTGCCATTGTTGAACAAGACAAAGGCGACAAGCTTTTTATTGCATTGCCGCAATTTAATCAATGGCGATGGATAAAGAAGCAAAATGATCCCGATTTCTCCATTGTTGAACTATGACTATCTTCTGGACTTTTGAAAACGAAGACAACGACGATTGCGCCCTTAATAAAGAAGAACGTGATGCCCTCATCGAAGTTTACGAGCTAGATGAAAAGCCCTATTCAATGAAGAAAATTATCGAGGACTGATCATGCTTTGCACCATCCGCACCTACGACAGCAACGGCCCGTATTTCCCGCCTACTCAAGGCGTTTATCAAGCTTCTTCGCTCAAGGAAACGATCTTCCACGTCAGGCAGTCAATGGAGGACGGGGAATATCAAATTGGCTTGTTTGATGCTGATGGAGAGTGTAAAGGTATATGGGTGGATGAAGCTGAACCAGAAAGCGATGGAGAGGGAGGATGGCATAATGCAAAGCCTTTCTATGTGCTCTATCGTCCTGGCAGCATGAGCAAGGCCATGTGGCGCATGCATCTTTCCAAATTCAAGACGGTTTGATCAATGGGAACAAATTATTATCTTCACGCTCCTAGTTGTCCTCATTGTGGTCATGAAATGGAGGAGTCAGTTCATCTTGGTAAAAGCTCCTGGGGATGGTGCTTTGGTTTGCATATATATCCAGAAAATGGTATTAATAACTGGGAAGATTTGACAAATTTCATTTGGTTTAAAACAGAAAACGATGGATGGAAGATAAAGGATGAGTATGGCATGATTATTGCCTATGAAGAATTTTTAGAAATCGTTTGCCAGCGACAAGGAAAAAATGCCTGTGAAGAGCAATGGCTTGCCATTAATCATGCAGTAAAAGGTCCATTTGGTCTTGCCAGGCATCAGATTGATGACTGGCATTGCATTGGTCATGGTGAAGGCACTTACGATTATCTGATTGGAGATTTCTCATGATTCTCATTGATTTCTTCTCTCGTGAAGCTTGCAAATATACGGAACTCATTGAAGGCTGGTACTATTACAGCGACACGGACGATAGCCTCATGGGAGGGCCTTTCAAGAGCCAGGAAGAGGCTGAAGATGCTGCTTTTGGGAAGAAAGACTGAGGCAAGGCCAGCTTTGTATCAGGCAAGGCTGGCTCCGTATCAGAAAAGGCCAGTTCTGTATCAGAAAAGGCTGGACCTGTATCAGGGCAGGCCAGTCCTGTATCTATATCATTTTTCCGTTATATCCCACCATCACGTTATAACGCTGCCGTTTTATGCGCATATGCGCATATCGGCATAGGCGCATATCATGATATCGTTGTATGCGCATAGCCGCATAATAGTACTCCTGTACTGTTAACATCATCACACTGCCGTTATATAAGCCAACCTTATCATTCGAGACTAAACCATAAGCCGGGCTTATCATATAAGCTCTCCTTATATAAAGAATGGTTCCCATAAAATCTTCTTATCATTCGCACTTTTCGGGCTAAATATACCCTACCTGTGCGCCGTATTTAATCCCTACTCTCATAGTGTGGTTAATCCCTGTTTTTGCACCGTTGTTTAATCCCCAGTGTGGTGGCGTGATTAGTGCAAACCATGAGCCGTTAAATAATGCAAACCATGGCCGTTTAATTAGAGCAAACCGTGGCAGCCTTGCGAGAGGCAAACCGTAGTGCGTGCCGACTGAGGCAAATCGTAACGGTCTTATGTGATGCAAAGCATCCGCCACTATGAGAGGCAAACCATGAGCGACTATGAGAGGCAAACCGTGCCCCCTTATGTGATGCAAGCCGTGCCCCCTTATGTGAGCTAAACCGTGCGCTGATAATTGGCACCTTCTATGGGTTGACAGAATGGCGGCATATATGGCACGCGCGCGGGCGATCCTTCTATGAGTGTTCCTGGCGGTGGCTGCCATGCTGCGCAATCGGGAGCCCGTACCTTATGGGCGCTCCCACTGTCAAGGCAACGTCGGGCCATGGTGGACAGTAAATAACTGTCCACTTTCCCCTAGCGTTGACATCCTGCGCGGATATTGTTCTCTCAACGGCGAGAGGGAGCGATCCCGCAAGCCGCCCACACTGCTTTCATCCCATGCACACCATCACCCTTACGGCCAAGCTGACGGGCTTGTTCTGCGGCTCGCTGCTGCTGCTTTTCGCTGCTTCCCTTATGTCAGAGGACCAGCGCCGGTTCATTGATTGCCGTGCCTCTGGCAGCTCTGCTGAAGCTTGTTTGCTGCTCATCTCAGGCCGCTGATAGCCTCTCCCATACTCTCGCAAACCATCCCCATTTCCTCCGATGACCATTCTGGCTCCCATTAATGCTCGCGCTAAGTTTCCTGCCACTCTGCGTGATTTTATGAATGCTCACAACATCTCCCACACTAATATTTTGAGCACCAATCCCAAGACTGAAAAAAGTGAAGTTCAAACCTACATCCTGCATTTAGCGCCTGCAGATACTTCGGGATTCAATGTTTGTCCGAATGCTAAGAATTGTAAGGCTATCTGTTTAAACTTTGCCGGTAATCCTGTTTATATGGAAGCTAAACAAGCTGCCAGAATCCGCCGTACGCAAGCATTCTATGTCAACTCTGATAGATTTATGCAAACCTTAGTTGCGGCAATCGCTTATAACATTAACCGCCAACCTAACACCGAACCTATCGCCATTCGTCTTAATGGCACCTCTGATATATGCTGGGAGAACATCCCCTTTACCGTAGATAGAGAATTTGAGCGCCTTCTACATGTTAAGTTTGGCCTCCAAGGTAGGTTTCACGGTCTCTGGAAGAGTATCTTCCACTTTTTCAATTATGCCCAGAAAGTAATGGGTCGCCGCTTGGTATGGTTTTACGACTACACTAAACTTTCCCGCGACTGGGAGCACTGTCAGACAATCGGCTACCACCTAACTTTTAGCTTCGATGGGTGGGATAATCAAACTAACCTTAGGCTTGCCAAGCGTGCCATAGAAGCAGGCGTTAATATTGCCGCTGCGTTCAATATTAAAAAAGGCCATAACTTGCCCACAGTTGTAGATTTTATGGGGCGCGATCTCCTAATTTACGATGGCGATTCGTCAGACTTCCGGCCAGCCGATCCCCACGGCCCCGTAATCATCGGGCTGCGTTTTAAGCTCCCCCACGGCACGCCATACACAGAAGCCGATCGCAAGCGGTTCTGTATCGCCTGACGCCTACCAGGGCCACACTGTGGCCCTTCCCTCCCCTCCTATAGTCCTCCCAATGCTTAAATTCTCCGCCATTCTCTCCCTGATCGCCAACCCTGATAAGCTCATGTTCGTGACAGTAGAAGAATGTTTGTCAATGGATGACGCCCTAAATCACTTAGATAAAGAATTCCCTAGCTGGCAAGTTGAAAAGATCTCCCGCTCCTGATATGCTCTCCCCCATCATGCAACGACGCATCCAGTCAATTCTCCATCCTGGCTGCCACATCCATTCCCGCCAATCTGCCCATCGTCTAGCCTCAGAATTAATCGATCGCCTAGGCTTAAATGCTCATCTCTTCTCAGACTCTTATTACGAAACCGTCGACACCATCCAGCGCTATGGCATCATCACAGCCTACCATTGCTGCCAAATAATGCTAAATTCTGAGCCCGATTAAAGGCTAAAGGTTGAATGTTAGTTTAAGCCCTGCCCTATAAGGTGGGGCTTTTGTTTTGGGAGAGTAGAGAGAGAATCCCCCCCTAAATGATACGAATTCTTATCAATAATTTTTATTACAATCTCTGATACGAATTCTTATCAGCTACAAAATTTTACAAAGGCTTGACAATTGGCAGCGCAGTAGCACGGGGGTGGAGTAATAGTGGGGTCGCGTATCCCCTTTTTGATGTGCTGCAATTTTCAATCGAGTTTCAAAACATCATCCCCACAATCCTGCTTTTGCTGGCATTTTGTTGCGTCTTTTGTAGAAGCTAGTTGTGACTGCGCGAACGATCTTGTCAGCTATGGAGGAAAGTGAGCGCACTAAGATTGTTTGACCACGAGAAGGAAGGCTTTACGAGAAGGAAGACGCACCAAGCGTCGTTAGTCATAAAGCCTGGTCGAAAAGAAGAAAAATATAGTTAACAACAATAAAGACAAAGCCTCGTAGCATGCAAGCACTATATGAGCGGCTTCTAATGCTCTCGCGAAAGAAAAATATTTAATGGTGGGTTGTTAGGAGGGAGCCTTCTGACGGTACGCTTGGGGCTAATTCTCGTGCGGCTCCTGGCGAAGGGAGCTTAAAGAAGAAAAGAAACCAACGAACGAAGAAGATCGCTTTGGAACGAAACGCTTAGGGCTCCCGCTCGTAGCGATCTTCCTTTGCGCGTCGTCGTAGCATGGCTCCCGATCGAACGGGCTACGCAACATTTGTCTATGCGCATGCTGCGCCTATATTCAGTGTAACGCTCAGTCTCATGAGTCTCATCCTGTCTCATTATGAGACACCAGTCATAGCAAGGGCCTAGTGTTTTCAGCGTTCCAAACTCGGTACAATCTCACTTGAGTCTCATAAGTCTCATGGCTTCCATCTATTACCGTCCAGTCACCGTTGTCATACGCTTAGAGGCTGTATGGAGGATGCGCGTTGCCTTTGCTCGTAATGCCACTAAGAGTCTTAGGGCGTTTCTCAAGCTGATACAACTGAGTCCAGAGTATAAGTACGAACCAGCTAGAGCTAATAGGGGAGGTTATGAAGCGCGTCTCATGAGACTCACCATGGAACATTCTCTTGAGGATGAAAACGTACTAGGCTCTTATCCCGATTGGTGAAACCAATCGCTTTCTTTCCCGACTGGTAAGGCCATGTCCTTTTCTCAAGAAGACATTTTCTCCATTGCCATGGATTATGGCTCTGGTGAGCAGGCGCAAAAACTTAAGGAAATCAAAGAGAAGATGAAAGCTTGTGAGCTTTGTAATGACAAAACCACTGCTGCTGCCTTTGGTTATCTGCTTGGTTTGAAGGATAAAGAATCAATGGAGAAGGAAGAAGATTTTTCTATTTATGATGCTATTTGCAGTGTCATTGAAGCCGTAGATCAGGGTTATCAAACAGCAGAATCTGGAGTGGAAGATACTTTTGGTCTCATTTATTTGTGGCTTAAAAAGCATGAACGCGTGGCCCTTGATGAGCTTTTTTCTCCATTGGTTCGTCCTGGCGTGATAAAGAAAAAGACTTCCTGAAGCCTCGGAGAAATCAGGACAATTGCGCTAGTCTTGTCTCGTTGATCGCGCCCGCACCAGCGGGCTTTTTTGTCAGATGAAATTGAAGGAAGGAGCAAAGTGTGAAAAAATTGCCCGTACTGGGCGCGTACAGAATTGGCTTGACAATCCTGAAAGCAGGCTCCCCGTAAGCTGCACGGTTTTTGAAGTGGAAGATTCAATGGAGGGAGACGAAGGTATTGAAGCTTCCTGGCGTTTTGTTAGTCATGGTCTGCGGAATGGCGCAGGCGTGGCAGTACATTTGTCTAATCTGCGGCCTAAAGGCGACGAAAATGGCAAAGGCTTAGTTGCTAGTGGTCCTGTAAGTTTTGGCAAGATTTATTCCACACTGAATGAAATTCTTCGTCGTGGAGGCATTTATAAGAACGGCGCCGTAGTGCTACATTTCGATTATTCGCATCCCGATGCCATTGAATTTATTAAAGCTTCGCGGCAAGAACTGCCTTGGGTGAAGCGTTGCATTAATGTTGATGATAAGTTTCTTGAGAATAGTTCGGAAGAATTCATTGCTGAGCTTCTCAAGGGCATTTCTGCTGGTGATATTTGGTTAAATAAGATTCGTTATGACAACAATGGTAAGCGTATTCGCGGGAATGTTTGCTTAGAAGTGTATTTGCCGAGCCGTGGCACTTGTCTATTGCAGCATATCAACATGGGTGCTTGTGACATTGATGAAGTGGAAGGAGCCTTTATTGATGGCATGACGCAGCTTTGTGAGCTTCACGAACGCACTGGCGTTGGTGACACTGGCGAATATCTTCCTCCTTCCATTGATAAGCAAGTGGGACTTGGTATGCTTGGTCTTGCCAATTTCCTTTCTCTCCATGGCATCTCATACGGTGAATTTGGAGAGGCCCTGAAAGCTGTTAATGATGATCTCCCGCATGAACGCACGACGGCCTATGAGGCGGCCTTGGCGGTTCGCAAAGGCATCCTCTCAGCAGCGGAAGTGGCAAGGACGCATGGTATGGAACGTGCGTTCTGTATCGCCCCGACTGCCTCGTGCTCCTATCGCTACCTCGACAAGAAAGGCTTCACGACAGCCCCTGAAATTGCTCCTCCCATTGCTCAGCATGTGGACCGCGATAGCGGCACATTTGGCGTGGAAAGCTTCGACTATGGGGATGTAGAAACTGCTGGGCAAGTGGGTTGGAAAGTGTATTTCTCCATGACAAATGAATTAGTTCGCTTGTATCAACAAACTGGCCTCTTCCATGGCTACAGTTTCAATAGTTGGAGCGATGTGGTCATTTACGACCGCAAGTTCCTGGAAGACTGGCTGGCTTCGCCGCAAACCAGTCTCTACTATTCGCTGCAAGTGTTGCCTGACACTCAGCGGAAAGACGACGCTTATGCGGCGTTAGATGATGACTTTAAGAGCATGTTTGGTCTCGATGACAACGAGACTAAGGGGGATGCTGTCGCTTGCAGCGTAGAGGCTGGATTCTGTGCAGCCTGTGCAGAATAAAAGCTCTTAAAGCATTAATTCTGAAGGGGGCGCGAGGCGCCCCTTTTCTTTCCTTTCCATTGTTCTTTCTTGAAATGACCACCACTGTTGAGAAAAGCCCCTATCTGTCAATGATTGCTAAGAAGCGGCCTTGGCAGGCTGTGCCTGTGGACAAGGGAGCCTTGGTGGATGGAAGCGAAGAAACCCTGTTCCGGGCGCTGGCACTGCGTCATCTAGAGCTACCTGTGAAGGACTTCCTGCAGCAGGGACTGGAGCGCGATCTGCCTTCTACGCCTGGCGTGGTGGAGGCTCTCATTCATAACCAGCAGGATGAAGAGCGGCATGATGAGGCTCTGAACTATGTGGCTGCTGCCCATGGAGTGGATGAAGCTGCTGAGAAGGAAGTGTTGAACATCCTGAAAGCCTGGGAAGAGCATCCTGCCCATCCAATTCTTAAAGCTTCTGTGCTGGAGCGCAGCTTGTTTTTCGTTATTCTTCCGTTCTTTCGTTTTAATGGTGATATTGGCATTCGCACTGTGAGCGCCGATATTTCGCGTGATGAGATTACGCACGTGGGAGTGCATAGTCTTGTGGCGAAAGAGCTGGATGAGAATGCTGGACAAAGCTTGAACAAGCTGCGTCGCGCCACTGCTCTGTGGATTTTTGACAAGCTTGGGAGCAGCACCAATAAGTGGCTTGACAAGGATTTCTGGCTGCGTCAAAGCGACAATCTGTTTGAGCGGGGCAAGGCAGAAGAGCTTGCTGATACGCAACGCAGCCGCATGCCCAGTTTCTTTGAGGCTCCCAACACCAGCCTTCCTTCCTATGGACGAGCTTGATGTTATGGTATAGTCGATAGAGGATGAGCCTCTGCTTGCACGCTCATTCCATCCCGTAGTAGGAACCAAAGCCGCTCCCTGGTCGTGAAGGCTGGGTGAAGCAAAGAGGGAGGCGCAAGGTAATGTTCTCCCCTCCTACCACTAATCTGCCAGTAGCGTGCTGCTGGCTCTCCGAAAGGAGCAACACCCCCTATGCCTATCTCGGCATGCCGATGA